ATTTCTATCATTATTGGAGCAGTTTCTGGAGTTTCCAAGCTCCAAGACAAAAGTGGAGCAAAAACAGAATGATTGAATTAGATGAATGGGACAAGCAAATAATTGCTGATTACAAGGGAGGAAAACTCACTGTCTTGATGGAAGAAGCCATTGCAGACCAAGAAACATTTAAATGTGAAGATATGGAACAGTTGTTTGAGGAACTTGGAATATGATATTCCTAACACTATTAAAAGATAACTGGAAGCTCATCATCATTGGTTTGATGATGGCTACTATCTGGGCTCTCCATCTTGATGTGAAGCTAAAAGAACAGCACATTGAACAGATGACAGTGCAGATAAGTAATCAGCAGAGTTCCATCACAGAATTGAATGGGCAAATCAAAGCAGTTCATGATGCAAGTGCAGCTCAACTTACTCAAGCACAACAAGCAGAGACACAGCGGATGGCTATTGTTGCTTCCATTGCAGCTCAAGTAAAGAATATTGCTACTGCACCAATACCAAAAGATTGCCCTAATGCGATTGATTGGGCAGTACAGCACAAATCTGAACTATCCTGGCCTAAATAATATCATGTTCTGCACTTACTTAGTTTATCACCCAACTACTCTCCGATATTATATTGGTAAAAGCACTATTGCAAGAATATTTGGCAAGAAGAAATATATGGGTGGTGGTACTGCTTTAGCAAAGTGCTTTAAGAAATATCCAAAATCTGAGTGGTATATGAATGTTCTTGGTGTATTCCTTACAGAAGATGAAGCATATGCAGAAGAAGCAATTCTTGTTAATGAAGAGATATTATCTGATGAAAGATGCTTAAATCTTGAATGCGGGGGTAGAGGTGGAATGGCAGGTAGAGTTGGGGGATTTAAGGGTGGGCATCATACTGCTGAAGCACGCAAAAAGATTTCTAAATATAACAAAGGAAAGAAGCATTCACCAGAATCACGTGCAAATATGAGTGCAGCACGTAAGGGGGTGCCATCACCATTACGTGGATGCACCTTTACAGACGAACATAAAGCAAATATTAGTACTGCTAAAAAAGGAAAACCTGGAGTTATTCCTTCTGAAGAGACACGTAAGAAGATGTCTCAATCCCATATCGGGAAGGGTAAAGGCATCCCATTAAGTGAAGAACATAAAGAAAAGATGCGTAATGTTGTATTCACAGAAGACAGAAAACAGAAGATAGCCAATGCACTAAGTGGAAAAACTATACCTGATGTAGTCAAAGAGAAAATGCGATGGTCTCATAAGGTAAGAAACGCATACAACGCATATATCAAGGGAGCACTTCAATGGCCATCTACCGCAAAATAATGGATGTAATTATTGCCTATGTTGAATCAATGGCATTTGTAATCTTGTTTTTAGCATGCATTTGGTTCTGGTTGAGCCTTGGTGGATGTGCTCCACTTAAACCAGAAGTGAAGACTGAATATATCACCGTACCAGTTGCTCCACCACCTGAAATCAAGAGACCAACTTTGGCTATTGAAGACCTAAAGACTGGTGATGGCCCAGATGTGGTAATCAGAGCTTATTCTATAACTATTAAGACATTAGAGGGATATGCTTTGCAACTTGAAAGTGCCTTAAATGCTTATCGACCAAAAGGACAGTGAAATGAGTGAACAATCAATTAGAAAAATACTTTCACATGCCTACAATAAGGCAGGAAAGATTTTGGGAAGAGAATTCTCAGTGTACCGCCCTGTGGTTTTGAATGATTCTTTAAGTGATGCAAACTTTATCTTTAAGAGAAAAGCAGCATTCACAATCAATAAGAATTTCATCAACCCACAGACTGAAGGTTTCAAACAGTACATTGGTTTCACTCAAGACTTGGACTTACTTCCAGGTGATATATTCAATGACTCAGATGAGACATTTGTAATAGTTTGGAACAGAGGTATTGAAGACTTAGTTGCAATCCGTGCATCTGACATTGTTGAAATTCACAGAGGTACTTGGGCAACTACAAATGGACTTCAACCAGTGAGAGAAAGAATTGCAAAGAATGTTCCAGCAAGTGTAACCCGTTCTCAATCTATTTCAGACATTAGAATTGGCACTGTTGCTAATACAGCCCAAGCAGCAAGATATGAAGTTAGAATTTACTCTCAAACTGCTGAAATTCAGCAAACAGACAATGTAATCTTCCCTGATGGAACAATTCTTCACATTGATGAAATTAACCATACAGAATTCTGCCAACTTTTAACTTGCTCAGTAGTCGGATGAAAGTAACAGTCAAAAGAGACACTGCTTCTCTAGACAGTGTAACCAAGAAACTTGCTAATCCTAAGGACTTCTTGGATTTGGTTGGCCAAATGATGCTCCAGGAAGCACACAATAGAATACAGAAAACAAAGAGAGACCCAGATGGGAATCCTTGGGCACCTTGGGCTTCTAGTACGGCGAGGGCAAGAAGACTTAATGGCACTGCAGGTACTGGACTTCTTTACATAACAGGCAGATTGGACCAATCTCTAACTTATTCTGTGCAAGGGCCAAAGGTTTCAGTTCAAACCTCAAATCCTTATGCAAGATACTTACAAAATGGAACTTCTAAAATGAGAGCACGTCCATTCCTTGGATTTGGTAGAGTTGAAGAAGATAATACAACAAGAATATGGGATACTTGGATAAACTCAAAGGATTAATATGATAGCAGAATTAGCACAGGACTTGATGTCCAAAATCTCAACAGTTACACAATTAGGTGGTAGAATTGGTATGGTTGCAGCAGGTGGTATGACTGACCCTTCAATGAAGACAGTTCCTATGCCTGCTTGCTGGGTAATGTTTGAATCAGACAGTCCAACATATCTTGTACCTGATATGGCAGATACTGACATTTTGTTCTCAGTTGCTTTGATGGTAAGTTATACAGACCAACTAGACCTTATAAATAATCAGATTCCTACCATTGAAGCTATCGCCCGTAGTGTTAGTGGTAAAGAAAGCACCCAGTCTTCAATTAGATGGCAATACCAAGGCGCCCAATTAGTAGATGTCTTCACAGATAGATTGGTTTATGAGCTGAAGTTCATGGCATCAGCTTCTTACATGATTTAAATTCCTTCGAAGGAGAGATAGAAAATGAGTAATACTTATTACAGAGGCCAAGGCAAAGTTTGGATTGCATCCCGCGATTCTACTGGTGCCACATCAGGCTTCACTGAAATTGGTGATGCAGACAAATTGGAAATTACACAATCAGAGCAATTTGACCAAGTGTATGAATCCCAATCTGGAGCACGCACTAAAGTTGTTCACAGTTCAACTCAGTTGGATGTGAACTTTAGTTTGGACATCTTGAATTTCTCTGGTGCTAACTTAGCCCGTGCAGTTCTTGGTTCAAATGCATCTGTTGCTGGTTCCACAGTGACTGGTGAGTCTGTTACTGTATACAAAGGACAGTCTAGCTTCTTGAAGTACCCAGGTGTTTCAGCTGTGACTATTGGTACTTTGGTTTCTGGTACTGATTACACTATTGATGCAAACACAGGCCGTATTGATTGGCTTGCAACTGGCACCACAACTGATGGTACTGTGAAGACAGTAAATTACACATTCACTTTGGTGGATGCTGTTCTTGAAGCTCTCACAAATACCACAAACCGCGAGTATGTCCTTGTTTTTGAAGGCAAGAATATGAATCAGAATGGTACTCCAGTGATTGTTAAGGCACACCGTGCTTACATGAACTTGGCTGCTGCTGTTGCATTGATTGGAACTGCTACTCAGAAGTTCTCTGTTTCTGGAGCATTGCTTCCAGCTCCAGAGATTACAACTGTTGGAGTTTCTCCATTCTACAAAGTTACGATTAAAGACCTTAACTAAAGTAGACTAAGACCTCAAGAGGCAAGGGTGGTACTTTAGTTGCCACCCTTTTTACCATCATACTTATAGGGATACAAAAATGACACAAGACAAACTTCTTAGTGAAGATGAGGTATTTGCTCAGGCATCCTCAGTAAAAGAATCTACTCCTACAGTAGATGAAAAAGAGATTCTATTTCCTGATGTTGAAACATGGAACATCAATGGGGAACTAGTAACAGTCTCTGAATTTAAATTCAAACATTTCTCAAAATTGATGAAGTTAGTGAAGATTGTATTTGCTCACATGGGCAAAAATGCTGAATTCACTTCATTCCTAGACTCAGACCTTGCTTTCTTTGAAGAACATGGTGAAGAGATGTTAGAATTACTTGCTCTAAACACAGGCAAGCCAATTGAATACTTTGATACAATTCCACAAGAAACTGCACTTATCATGATGATTAAATTGATGGAAGTCAATGTGCGTTTTTTTATGAACAGGGTGCAACCGACTCTCAAGCAGAAACTGTAAGTATAGAACACCCTTGGACAACTAACATTCTATACCTGATGAGTAAAGGATTCTCAGAAGAGAGAATCTACAATATGACTTTGAGACAGATTAGCCATTACATAAAAGTGGCAATGAGATTAAATAGAATCGATAGACTAATTGCTATCAATGACTTGAGGGCAAGTACTGCACCAGGAGATGATGTAGACTTCAACAGGTATATGAATGCCTTGAAATTTGAATAGGGGATATTAAATGGCAGATACAGTAAAAATTGTAGCAGAATTCCAAGATAATGCAACAGGTGCTGTCAATAAGTTGAATGATGCAGTCAAACAACTTGGCGACAATGCAAATAAAATAGGTGGTGCCACCCCAGGTGTTTCATCTCTATTAGATGCAATTACAGGAAAGAGCAATGCTGCATCAGATGCACTAGACAAGACTGCTCACATGAATGCAGGTGTGACAAGAGAAGTTATTGTTCTTGGACATGAAGTGCTACAGGGCAACTTCTCAAGAATACCTGGTTCATTGATGGTTCTTGCAGAAAGAAGTTCAACTGCAACTGCAGCACTTGGAATGCTTGCAGGTGGTGGTGGATTGGTTGCACTTGCTCTAGGTGGTTTACTTGCAACAGTTGCAGGTGTTGGTTATGCAATGTATGAGGCAGACAAACATGCAAAGGCATTTGCTGGTACTCTTGCACTAACAGGTAATCTGGCTGGATTAAACAAGTCCAATTTTGATGACTTAACACAATCCCTTGCCACTTCTGCACAAGTTGGATATGGCAAAGCAGAAGAAGCAATGATGGGATTAGCAAGAGCAGGTAATCTCACAACAGAACAAATCAAGTTACTTGGCCCAGTTGTTATTGACTTGTCTAGATTGACAGGTGAAAGCACTGAAAAAGTAACAGAGCAAATGTCCAAGATGGCAGAAGGGCCAACTAAGTGGATGGATGCTTGGAATAAAGTTCACCCTATTTTTACTGCTCAACAACAGCAGGAAGTTGCTCAACTTGAAGCAACAGGGCATCAAGTAGAAGCAGCAACAGTACTTGCTAAGGCTCTAAATGATTACCTTGCAGGTGATGGTGCTGAAGGTGTTAAGAAGCAAATTGGACTTTGGGCTGAATGGGGTAAGAATCTAAAAGACAATCTTCATGGTCTTGGTATCATGACTGGTATTATTCCAGACTCACTTGAACAGCAACTTGTAAAAATAAACAACCAAATTGAAAAGATGCAAGCCTTAAAGGGCAAGCATACTGAAATTGATGCGTTTGGTAATCCACTTGAATTTGACCAAAAGTCTTTAGATGCACTTCTTGCAAAGAGACTTGAAATCAATGACAAGTATGTTGCTGAAATGAAAAAGTCAAATGAGCAGCAGCAGAAAGCAAATGACAGTAGAACTGCTCAAGAGATTAGAAATGAAACTGCTGCTTTTGGTGTAAAATCCAAAAAGAGAGAGGAAAATGAACTTGCTGCCCTTGCTTCTCTAATCAAGAAAGCAGAACAGATGAAGAAGGAGAATCCTGATTATCAATCAGAAGCCCTTGACCCAACTTGGCAGAGACAAGCTAAGCAGGGAATTGAAGCTAAATATCGTAACCCAATTGATGATTCTGCTGCTAGAAAGGCATACCAAGCAAGTATTCAAGCACAAAATGCACTAATCCAAGAGCAAAAAGATTCCTACACAAATTTGAATGCTGGTATTAAGGAAAAGCTTGCAGAAGGTGTTATTGACCAGAAACAGGCTGCAGATGCTACAGAGCAACTTAAAAAGGATGAACTTCTTAAGCAAGTAGATTTTGTAAATGCGAAGATTGCACTTGCTGATGCAGAAGTAAAAAGAAGTGGTGGTAGAAATGCCCTTGAAGAACAAGTAAGATACCATGAAGAGTTGAAGCACTTATACTCACTCATGGAACTTGCTGGGATAGAACATGACACCAGAGTGGCAGAAGCAGATAAGAAGGCACTTGAAAAGAAGAAGATTATTCTTGCTGAACTTACAAAGATTGATACTGATATTGTAAAAGAAGCAACAGCAAGTCAAGATGCTCAAAACAAGGAACTTGCCAAGATTACAATGACTGCAGACCAAGCAGCACTTAGTGGCAACTTGGATAAGGTAAAATCTAAATTTGACCAAATGAGAGCAAGTGTAACTGCTGCTTTGACTAAAGAGAATGCTGACCCACAAGTTATCATTGATGCACTTGCTAAAATCTCAAATGCAGAGGATGCACAACTTGCTAAGGAAAGAGAGTATTACAATCAGAAGAAAGCAATCACTGAAGATTGGAAGACTGGTGCAATCAAGGCTTACAATGACTATCAAGCTGCAGCAGAAAATCAAGCACAGCACTTTGCCACATTGATGGGTAGTATTACTTCTGGTTTGGAATCTACAATTGAAGGTTTCATGACAACCGGTAAACTCTCTCTATCTTCTCTTGAGCAATCATTTACTCAAACTTTGAACAAGATGGTTGCACAAGCTCTGACTGCTAAACTTCAACAAGCACTATTTGGTGGACTAACAGGTGGTGGTGGTAGTGCTGGATTTGGTACACAAGCTCTTGGTTGGATTGCAAGTATGTTTGGTGGAGCTAGAGCTGAAGGTGGTGGTGTAGATGCAGGTAAAATCTATCAAATTAATGAAAAGGGACCAGAGTTCTTTAAACC